GCCCCGCCGGGGTGTGCGGCCCCGCCCGGGTGTTCGGCGACGCCCGGGTGTTCGGCTCCGCCCGGGTGTTCGGCGACGCCCGGGTGTTCGGCGACGCCCAGGTGTTCGGCGACGCCCGGGTGTCCGACGCCGCCCAGGTGTACGGCGACGCCCGGGTGTACGACGACGCCCAGGTGTTCGGCGACGCCCGGGTGTACGGCGACGCCCGGGTCGTGCTTCCGAACAAGGAGACACCATGAGCACCAGACAGCACTGGGCGACGCTCGAAGCGGAAGCGATCGACGGCATCCTCGCAGCACGGGCCGCTGTGGACGCCAACCCGGTCAGTTCACCCGAGTGGGTCGGCGCAGTAGACGACCTTGATTGGTGGATCGCACGCCGAGCGTTCGTGGCCGCCGCGATGATCGGTGAGGACCGATGAAGTTGACCGCCGCGCCGGGAGGGGGGCGAGGATGACCGATGACAAAGACGCCAACTTCCCCGGATGGTTCCCCAAGATCAACGAGCATCGCACCCTCGGCCCGCTGGAGCCCGATGACGCTGCCGCATCCGTCTGACGAGTTCGAGCGGCTCAACCCTCCCGGCATGATCGCCGGCCGGATCGGCACCGACAGCCTCGACATCATCCACGGAACCACACGACACACGATTCGTCGGGCTGACGACGGCTACCGGTTGGGGCGTGTCGGCGAGGACGGCGCAACCTGTGCGACAGTCGCCGAATGCATTCTTGAGATCGCGGCCAAACTTCTGCCCAGCGGCATCAGAAATCGACAGTCAGGCCAACAACCCGATCCTGAGATGGCCGACCAATTGGCCAGGCTCGTGGACGAGCTCGAGACGATCGAAGAGGAGGCCGGGCGCGTACGCCGGGCTCGTGATGTGCTGGTGGTGGAGATGATCGCTGCCGGTGTCGCGGTGTCGGTGGTGGCTTCGTTGGCTGGGATGTCTCGGCAGCGTTTGCATCAGATCATGTACCGGAACCACCAACCAAAGGAGCAAGCTGATGACCTCTGATCTCGCACCGTTTACCAGCTACATCTGCCCGAACGGTAGGGGCGTAGGACACATCACACTCTGGACCGGTGCCTACCTGGCTCCGAAGCCTGGAGATGACATCTGCATCTGCGGCGAGGTGATGGTCGATGAGGCGAGCACCGCAGATGGCTGGCGCTATCGGCTGGAATGGGAGTCGATCGACCCGCATGAAGCAGCCGTGCTGGAGAAGGAATACGGGAGCCGGATCTGGCAGAGACTGGCAGCAGCCGAGTGGGACGCTTTGTCGTGGCATCCCGTGAGCCGGACCGACGATGTACCCGGCTCCATCAATCAGCAGTTCTTCAACTTGAAGGCTTGGGCCGAGAGCCGTGAGCAACCAGTCCGCAACGTGCGGCTTTTTCGCTCCGCAGAAGGAGCTCGCCGAGTCTGGGCGCTGGTTCGCGATCCTGGCCGGCTGGGCCGGCTGGAAGAAGAGGTTGAGTGATGGGTCTAGCGGAGAGGTTGGCAGAGGAGTTAGCGGCGAGCGATGCTTGGTGGGGGGGTGTGAACGAACTGGTTGCGGAGGTCGCTGCGCTTGAAGCGGCCGTCGGGCGGGTACGAGCCCTCCATGTTTGGGAACATGACCCGTCCAATGGTCCGCCGTTCTGCCGGTCTTGCTCCCATCTGGTGCATGAGTGGGTGAAGTGGCCGTGTGCGACGATCGCTGTTCTCGACGAGAAGGAGATCAGCGGCGCGTTCGACCAGGACGGGGGCGGCGATGCGGAATGATCCGATCGAGGAGGTAGCTATGCAGATGATCAAGTTTCTCGTTGTGCCCAGCGTTGGTTCGCCAGTTGGTTCGCCGCGAGCGGAAGAGGATTGGTTGCCGAGGTTGGGACCGACGTCGATGGCACTGCTGCGCTACGGATGTCGGCGGCACGGCCAGGCGGTGCCCGTCGACGATGTCGCTGGCGCACTCGGCGTGAAGGCTCGGAAGCTGTATGACACGATCGGCAGCCTGACGCGTTTCGGATTGATGCTGCCGGTCCCGGGCTCGATCGATCATGCGATGCCGTCTCGGCTGCCGATCGGAACCCGGTCCCAAGCGGTACCGATCAGCGTTTGGTCGCTGCCTGCCCTCGATGTTGTCGATCTCGTCGCGCTCGAAGAGGACCTGGAGAGGCTGCATACCGCAGCCAACACGTGACAGGGCGATCAGGCTCGCTACTCTCGCGGACGTGTACGCCTACCGCCGACTCGCGCTAAGGCGCCGCGTCGTCATCAACCTCACAGACAGCACCGTCTTCTCCGGTGTGCTCCGCCGCAAAGCCGGGCCGCTGCTAGAGCTCGCCGACGCCAAGATCCACGAACGCGGCGACACCACTCCCGTCGACGGGGTCGTGGTGGTGGAGCGGGCACGGGTGTCGTTCATCCAGGTCCTCGACCCGAGCTGAACCTGTGGCCACCGTCGTCTCCGAAGGCCAGCTCGCCGGGATCGGCAGCCACCAACTCACACCGCGGCTAGGTCTGCCCCGCGGCGTCAACCTCTACTCCGGTCGGGCCGTGTCGTATGCGCAGCTCTATCGGCGGCAGCCGAACGTGCGCACCGTGGTCTCGTTCCTGGGACGCAACCTGGGGCAGGTCGTGCTGCGCGCGTTGCGACGCGTCTCCGATGTCGAACGGCAACGTCTCGACCCCGCACACCCGCTCGCGGTGACCCTCGCTCACCCTGACACGCTCAACAAGCCGCCACTCACCCGCTTCGCGTTCGTCAACCGGGCCGTGCAAGACATGTCGATCTTCGGTGCCGCCGCGTTCCTCAAGGTCGACGGCGGACACAAGATCGATCTCGTCCACATCCCCCACGAGCTCGTCGACATGGAGGCATCTACGCCTTGGGGTATCGACCGGTTCCTGATCGGCGGCCGCCGCAAACTCCCGGTCGAGCCCGACAAAGTGCTGTACCTCCCGATTTACAACCCCGAGGACCCACGGATCGGGCTCTCGCCGCTGGAGACGTTGCGTCGAGTGCTCGCCGAGGAGGACGCGTCCGGCGAGTGGCGTGAGCAGTTCTGGCGGAACGGTGCGCGTATCTCTGGTGTGATCGAGCGGCCGCTCGAAGCTGGCACGTGGTCGACGGAGGCATCTGATCGTTTCCGTGAGGGGTGGGCATCGTCGTGGGGGGCCGGCGGGTCCGATGAGGGCGGCACCCCGATCCTCGAGGACGGCATGGTGTGGAAGGACGCCATGTTCTCGCCGCGCCAGGCCGAGTACCTGGGTGCTCGCCGGTTGACGCGTGAGGAGTCCGCCGCGGCGTTTCACATCCAGCCGGCGCATGTCGGCATCCTGGAGAACGCGAACTTCTCCAACATGCGGGAACAACGCAGCGCGCTGTACCAGGACACGCTGGGGCCGTGGATCGTCGACATGGAGCAGGCGTTTGAAGCACAACTGCTCTACCTGTTCGACGATGTCGACGACGTGCAGATCCGCTTCGAGATCGACTCGAAGCTGCGCGCCAACTTCGAGGAACGTGTCGCCGCGCTGCAAACAGCGACCGGTGCGCCGTGGATGCTGCGTTCCGAGGCCCGCACCCTGGCTGATCTGCCACCGATCGACGGCGCCGATGGGCTTGTGGTGCCGCTCAACGTGCTGGTGGGTGGTCAGGCGTCGCCGACGGACGCGACGCCGCCCACCCGGGGCCGGGCCGTCGCCCGGAAGTCGATCGAGGAGCTGCCGGCGGGGCCACGGTCGTGGGCGAATCAGCATCTCGACCTGATGGTGTCGTACTTCTCTCGTCAGCGGCAGGCGTTGAAGTCTCGGCTCGGCGCCGGCTGGGATCTGACCGACGCGTTCGAGCTCGAACGGTGGGATACCGAGCTTGGTGGTGTGCTCGGGGGGCTCGCGATCGAGGTGGCCGGCGATGTTGGAACGTCGACTGCTGAAGCTCTCGATGTCGAATGGGATGCGGACCGTGCGGAGGGTTGGCTTGTCGAGTCGGGGTCTCGTGCGGCTGGGCGGATCAACGCGGCGACGTTGTCGCAGTTGGTTGCGGCCCGCCTGGCTCCGGCTGTGGATGAGGATCTGTCGTCGTTGGCGTGGGCGGATGGTGTGTTCGATGTGGCCGAGTCGTCACGTGCTTCGCAGATCGCGATATCCCGTACGACGATGGTGTCGGGCTGGGCCGCGCTGGAGGTGGGCCGGCAGAACGACGCCACCGGTGTGATGGTCAAGGTGTGGGGAGTGAACTCTGGGAACAGCCGCCACCCAGAACTCGACGGTGAGACGGTCCCGGTCGGCGACGAGTTCTCGAACGGGGGACGATGGCCGGGAGATCCGGGTCTTCCGGCCGACGAGCGGGCAGGCTGTACATGTTCGATGAGCATTGAACGAGGAGACTGAAGATGACCATTCGACGGATCATCCGGACCGGCACCGTCAAGGCGTTGACCGGCGAGAACGCTGATCACGGCAGTTTCGAGGCGTGGGTCGCGGTGTTCGGCAACGTCGATTTTCACGGTGAACGCATCTTGGCGTCGTCGCTCGACGAGTCGTTGGCCCGCTGGAAGGCGGGAACCGACCCGATTCCGGTGATCTTCTCGCACAGATGGGACGACCTCGACGCGCACGTGGGTGAGGTTGACCCGGCGAACATCAACGCGGTGCCGCCTGGGGATCCCCGGCTGCCAGTCGAGATCCGCAACCTGGGCGGGCTGCATGTGGTCGGCCAGCTCTACATGGACGAGGACACGCCGTCGCGGCTGTGGCGTCGGCTGCGAGGCCGCACGATCCGCGAGTTCTCGTGGGCGTTCGACGTGCTGGAGGAGCAGATCGGCCAGGACGGCCGCAACGAGGTCGTTTCCGCAGACCTGATCGAGGTCGGCCCCACCCTCAAGGGTGCGAACCCGCTGACATCGCTGGTCGACGTGAAGGCGTCAGGTCCCGCGACGCTGCTCGCCTCGCTGGCTGATCTCGACATCGACCCTGCCGCACTCGCGGAGCGGGTCAAGGCCCGCGCCGGCGAGACGACGATCCCGCCGCACACCTTCGTTGCTGACGACGGCGACGACCGTTGCATCCTGTGCGGCCTCACGGCGGATACTGCCGCCCATCACACCGAGGCCGTCGACCCCGATACGCCGGATGTGAAGACGAAGACGCGGCGTCCGACGTTCGACGGGTCGGTCGAGCAACGGCTAGAGGCGCTGTTCGGTCAGGTCGACGAGTGGGCACGCTCCAACAACATCGGGGCCGGTGGCCACTATCTGACGAGGCTGGAAGCCACATGGCCCGACCGTGTGCTGTTCTCGGTAGAGGGTTGGAACGACCCGATGGGTGAGGGCGACTATTTTGAGGCGTCGATCGTCACCGACGATGATGGTGTCGAGTCGATCGCGGAGCCGGTCCGGGTAGAGCTAGTGGGCACGACTCGCCGTCTGGACAGGCCGATGTATAGGCATGAGAAGGCGCGGCATGGCGCGGCAACAGAGCCCGTGGTGAAGCCTGTGGCGGCCAAGGCTGGCGGGTTGAGCCATACCGAGAAGATCGAGCTCGACCTTCTCAGCTTCGCTGATTGACTCACCACCCTCCCCCGCGGCGGGATAGTTGGGCGGGTAGCATCGGCGATTGGACCGAGCGTCTCGGTAGCCAAGGCTCTCATCCTCGGCCGGATGAACCCTACGAGCCACGACGACGGCACAGTCCCGGCAACCCTCAACCAACGATCGCCCAAGGAGGGCATCATGAAAGCACGCACCTATCCGCGCCGGGAAGGCAACGAATGGGTCGACTTCGACGGTCGGCGAGTCCCCGTGGTCTCAGGCGGCGACGGCCCCACCTCGCTTGCCGAGCGCCGCGACACCTACAAGGCCGACAAGGCGAAGCACATCGAGACGGCCCGCGGCATCGCCAAGAAGGCCGAAGACGAGAACCGCGACTTCACCGCCGAGGAACGCACCGCGCTGACCACCGCAATGGAAGCGGCCCGCGACGCCGACACCAAGGCCAAGGGCATCGACGGCGACGTCGACATGCTCCGCGACCTTTCGCTGTTCGCGTCCGACGGCGATCCGACGCCGCTGGCGCAACGCGCCGGTGACCGATCCAGGAAGGGTCGGACGCTCGGTGAGCGGTTCGTCAACTCGACGGAATGGCAGACGTGGCTGAAGTCGGTCGCGCCTGACGGCTCCATCCCGCAGAACGTTCGGTTGGCGGGTTCGCCGCCGGTGTCGTTCGGTGGGCTGCGCGAGTTCCGGGCGCTCGCCCGACGGGCATGGAAGGACATCGTCTCGGGTTCCGAGGACGACAAGGCCGGCGCGCTTGTGGACACCGACTTCCGGGGTCTGCTCGACATGGGCACCTGGCAGCGGCCGCTCGTCATCGCCGACCTCATCACCTCCGGCACCACCGAGTCCGACACCGTCGAGTTCTCACGGGTCACGTCCGTGACGAACGCGGCGGCGACCGTTGCGGAGGCGACCGGCTCATCGGCCGGCGACGGCTCCGGCGATGTGGTCGGCACCAAGGCCGAGTCGTCGATCACGCTGGAACGGGTCACCGAGACCGTGAAGACGATCGCTCACTGGATCCCTGCCACCAAGCGGGCGCTGTCCGACGCCGGGCAGGTCCGCACGCTCATCGACAACTTCCTGACCTACGGGCTCGACGAAGAGCTCGAAGATCAGATCGTGGCCGGTGACGGGACGGGCGAGAACTTCACCGGCATCCTCGAAACGTCAGGCACACAGGTCCAGGCATTCAACACGGACCTGCTCACGACGACACGCAAGGCCAAGACGATCGCGAAGACCGTCGGTCGTGTCCGACCCAACGCCTACGTCTTCAACCCCGAGGACAACGAGACCATCGACCTCCTCAAGACTGACGACGGGGCTTTCCACTTCGGTGGTCCCGCGGCGATGGGTGTCCAGTCGTTGTGGGGTGTGCCTCGCATCGAGTCCGAGGCGGTGCCGGCCGGTACCGGGCTGCTCGCCGATTGGCGGTTCGCGGTGTTGTGGGATCGGGAGCAGGCGAACATCGCTGTTTCTGATTCGCATGAGGATTTCTTCGTGCGGAACCTCATCGCGATTCTCGCTGAGATGCGTGCCGCGTTCGGTGTGATCCGGCCCGCCGCGTTCGTGGAGATCGACCTGACCTCCTGAACCGCCGAAAGTCTCCCGGGTGAGGGAGAGCGACAGCAGGCACCGGCCTTCCGCTCAGGGGTCGGTGCCTGCTTCGCGTTCCGACTGGCAAACTGCGGATTGTGAAGAGGGTCGTCGTGCTGGGCTGCCACCGATCAGCCACCAGTCTCATCGCCGCCGGCCTCCACTCGGTGGGTGTCACGATGGGCACAGACCTGATCGGCGGCGGACCATCGAACCCTGCCGGCCACTACGAAGACCGAGCATTCGTGCGGCTCAACAACCGTCTGCTCACGATGGCTGGCGGCGTGTGGTTCGCTCCGCCACCAGAGGGGGCGGTGAAGACGGCGGGTATCGCGCTCGACTCACGGCTCGCCGACTACCTGACCGGCCGCGAAACCGGTGGCTCGTGGGGGGTCAAAGACCCCCGGCTGTGCATCACCTGGCCGGCGTGGCTACCCCACCTGCGTCGCATCGACGACCTCATCGTGGTCCCGGTGTGGCGTCGCCCCGACGAAATCGCCCGATCGCTCACCGCCCGAGAACGACGCCCCACCCCACCCACCCCGACCTACCCCACCGCGCCGACCACCTGGACCGAGCTCGCCCACGAACACCACCGACGAATGGCCGACGCCGTCGCCACCCTCACCCAAGGAGCACAATGACCGGCCCCGTCACCATCGCCATCCCCTTCACCGACCGCGTCGACCTCACCGCCCCACTCGTAGCATCACTCCTCGACCAGCGAGACGACTGGCATCGCCTCATGCTGATCGACCACGGATCCACCGACAGCGACACCTGCGATTGGGTGACCCGCATGCATCTCGTCGACGGCGTCGAAATGGTTGCTCTCGACCGGATCCCCACCGCCAGCCTCTACAGCGGCTGGAACCTCGCCATCAGCCACGCCGCCGACGACGACGGGATCGCCGTGATCCTGAACAACGACATCACGATCCCCGACCGATTCATCGCCGACCTGATCAACCCGATCCGCGACCATCCCGTCTGGTGGGCCACCCACATCGACCAACAAGTCGACCACACCGACAGCGCACCCACCGGCCGCATCACCCAAACCCGTGGCCTCGCCCGCGACGGAGGGCTGACCGGCTGGGCGTTCGCGGTCGCCGCCGGCCACTGGGACCAGCCCGGCATGCGGCCCATCGACGAACAGCTCCGCTTCTACTCCGGTGATCGTGACCTTGTGCGGCTGATCCGGCGAGCCGGAGGCTGGCAAGGCCGCGTCGACGGGCTAGGCGTCACCCACCGCTCCGGTGCCACCCGACGAGCGCGCCCCGATCTCCTTGCCCAGCAGACCGCCGACATGGCTCTATGCCGCCACATCTGGCGATGATCGACGCTCTGGCATCGGAGCCACACTTCCTCGATCATCTCGCACCCGTGTGCGTCGGCGTCGACCTCGCCGAGCTGGTGGTGCCTCCAGGGTTCGGACTGGTCGAACGCGCCGAAAGTTACGGTCTCAACGCCACGATGCGCGCCACACGCCGCACCAGGGGTCGACACCCTGTGCTCGTCGCGTCCTACGGCGACATGCGTCGAGCCGCGGGGAATCCCATCATCCTGATGGAGCACGGCTCCGGGCAGACCTACTCGATCCGGCAGAGAAGCTACGCCGGTGGCCCCTCCCGTCACCACGTCCGCCTGTTCCTGTGCCCCAACGAGGCAGTTGCCCGGGCCAACCGGCGTCACTACCCCGCCACCCCCGCCGTGGTAGTCGGCACACCCCGCCTCGACCGCTGGCACACCGGCGGTGACACGGCCGCCAAAGCCAGAACCTCTCGATCCCGGCCCACCGTCGCCATCTCGTTCCACTGGGACTGCGCCGTCGTCGAGGAAACCCGCTCAGCATTCGCGCACTACCGGCCGGCCCTCACCACGCTGGCCGAAGCCAACCGGACCGGCGACATCGAAATCCTCGGACACGGCCACCCCCGCATCTACCAACTGCTCCGCCCGCTGTGGATCGAGCTCGGCATCGAACCCGTCGAAACGTTCGACGAAGTGCTCGCCCGGGCCGACTGCTACGCCGTCGACAACAGCTCCACCCTCTTCGAGTTCGCGTCGACCGGCCGCCCTGTTGTCGTCATGAACGCCCCGTGGTATCGGCGTGCCGTCTCCCACGGCCTACGATTTTGGGATGCGGCCGACGTCGGCGTCCAGGTCGACGAGCCCGACAGGCTGCTCGACGCCATCCACACGGCGCTTGCCGATCCTCCAGAGGTGGCGGATCGTCGCGCCGAGATCATCGATGTCGTTTACCCTGTCCGCGACGGCACCGCGACCGCTCGGGCCGTGGCCGCCATCGAGGAGCATCTACCGATGTCGATCATCAACGTCGAACCGCTCAGAAAGGTGACCATGGCTCCCAGGTCTCGTGACCGTTCGTTGGGTCGTTGGCAGGATCCTGCTACCGGCCGTGTGTTCAAGATGGGCACAGACGCTGCCCGAAGGCGCGGCTATCGGCCCGCCCCGCCGCGCCACAAGAAGCAGGACCCACCGGCCTCGCCGGCCCCAGCCCCGGCTGGACCGGTCGACCACCCGGCCCCCGAACCGCCCGACGACAACCTCGACGACGAGCATCAGGCCGACACCGACATGCCAACAACCGTCCGCGGCATCCTCGAATGGGTCGGCGACGACCCCGACCGCCGCACCGAAGCACTCATCGCAGAGCAGATCCGGTCGAAGGGCCCGCGGCCGTCGCTGATCGAAGCTCTTGGCGGTGCCATGTCCGACGGGTCTTGACGTGGGCGACTTCGCGACCCAAGCCCAGCTCGAAGACCTGCTCGGGACCACCGTCGACGGAGACCTGGCCGCTTTGGCGCTCGGTCTCGCGTCCGACGCTGTCCGTTCCTACACCCAGCAGACTCTCGAGCCCGCCACCTCGACCGTCCTGCTGAACGCGACGGGTGGCCCGGTCCTGTTCCTCCATCAGCTCCACGTCACCTCGGTCGACACTGTGACGGAGATCACCGGGACCACCAGCCGGGTCGAGACGGTGCTGGAGGAGTTCGTCGATTTCGAGTGGGATCGTTTCGGGATCTTGGAGCGGGTCGGCCGGAACTGGCCCCGGCAGCGCCGCTCGGTGCAGGTCACCTACGACCATGGTCACGCCGATCTCGATCCGCTGCGAGGCCCCACGTTGGGGGCGGCGACCCGGTTTGTCGAGAATCCATCAGGGATCAAGCAGGAATCGATCGGCCGGTACGCCTACACGTTCGCCGGTGACGGCGGCACCGTCGGCATCACCCGTGGTGAGGCGATGATCTTGGACCGGTTCGCCGTCGATCGGTGGACCACATATGAGCCGGTCGGGTCGTGAGCTTCGCGGCGTTGTTGAATCGGACGATCGTGGTGACGCCCCGAGATCAGGTGACAGCCGACGCGTACGGCAACAGGGTGCTGGCTGCGGGGTCTGGTGTGTCGGTGCGGGCTCGCCGTCAGCAGGTCGATCGTGACGAGCTGGTGGGCCGTCGTGATCAGCAGGCCGAACGATGGCTGTACTTCGTGCCGGCGGGCACGGCGATCGATGGCCGTTCGTTGATCGTCGATGATGGGACCACGTTCGAGGTCGATGGCCCGCCCGATCTGATGGACGGCCGTCACGGTGCGCATCACGTCGAGTTCGTTGTGAAACGGTTCGAGGGCTGAGCTGTGGCTCGACCGCTGCCGGCGTATGTGCCTAAGCCTGGGTTCGAGGAGGCGTTCCTGCGGACGGGCGGGGTCAGAGACATGCTCGACGAGGTGACTGAGCAAGTGGCCGAAGAGGCCCGGCGGCTGGCGCCGTTCGACTGGTTCCGCAAGGGCATCGAATCTGAGGTCGGAACCGAAGACGGCCAGTTGATCGGACGGGTCAATGCCAACGATTGGCGGTCCCACTTCTGGGAGTTCGGCACCATCAAGCACGACGCCCGCCCCGCGCTGCGGCCAGCACTCGACCGGATCATCCGATGAATGTTCGAGCAGGCCCCGACATTGAACTGATCATCGTGACCCACATGCGGGCCGACCCGGCGCTCTCCGCCGCCACCATCGGCACCAACCTGCCCGACAACCTCGACGACGTACTCCCCTTCCTCGGCGTCTTCCGTGTCGGCGGAACCGCGCTCCACCCCCAAGGCTGGCTCGACCGTCCCCGCCTGCAAGTCGACTGCTACGCCGCCACCAAACAGACTGCACGCGACACCGCCGCCGAAGCCCTCGCATCCATCCTCCGAGCCGCCGAAACCACCCACACCGGCGGTGTCATCAGCGACGCCGTCAACGACCTGGGTCTCCTCTACCAGCCCGACCCCGACAAAGGCACCCCCCGCTACCTGTTCGGTGTCGCGCTCACCATCCACCCGACGTAGGTACGATGCACACGATCGCCACACAAGGAGACTGACCCATGCCCAAAGACGTCGACCAAATCGTCGTAGGCGCGAACGGCACCCTGTCCGTCGCACCCGAAGGCACCACCCTCCCCGACGACATCGACGAAGCCCTCGACTCAGCGTTCATCGACCTCGGCTACACGTCCGAAGACGGCGCCACGCTCACCGACGCCAAGACCGTCGAATCGATCCCGGTGTGGCAGCTCTTCTACCCCGCCAGACGGATCGTCACCGAACGCGACTTCACCATCGGGTTCGTGCTGCGACAATGGTTCCGCGACAGCTTCGCCCTGGCGTTCGGTGGCGGCACGTTCAGCTCCACCGCGAACGGGTTCAAGTTCGCGCCGCCCGACCCCGAAGACCTCGACGTCCGGGCCGTGGTACTGGCATGGGCCGACGGCGACAACAACTATCGGGTGACCTGCGCCAAGATGTTCGTCACCGACAACGTCGAAACCAACCTCGTCCGGTCCGGTGCCGCCGACCTGCCCATCAGCCTCGGCATCATCGGCTCAGACACCGGCGACCCCTGGAACTTCTACACCGACGACGACGCGTTCGCAGCCTCCTAACATCCGCCCACCACAGGCGCGGGGCCGGGCCTTCGGCGGCGTCGGCCCGACCCCCCCGCCACCCTCACCCAAGGAGACCACTGGCCATGGCCAACATCGACCTCGACGCCAGACTGAAAGCCCGCACCGAAAAGACCACCAGCGTCGACCCGCCAACACTCACCATCGGCGGCACCACCTACCCCCTCCCACCCAAGCTGTCCGTAGCGGTGCTCGACCACGCCGGGATGCTGGCGGACGTCGTCGCGAAGCAGGAAGCCGGCGAAGAGATCGACCCCGTCGCAGCGTTCGCCGTGTTCAACGACACGATCCGCAGCCTGCTCGGCAAAGAGCTGGGCGACGAGCTGCTGAAGAACTGGGACCTCGACATCGAAGACCTCGGCTGGGTGCTCGAAGAAGCCCTCATCGCCTACGGCTACAGCATGGGGAAATCCTCAGCCTCGGACGGCTCCTAGCCCAACACTGGGGACCGCTCGAGGCCGACTTCCTTCGGTACTACAGCCTCGACCTGCTTGCCGATCCGATCACCGTCAGACGATTCGAGGTACTCGTCGGCAACCTGCCTCCCGACTCGGCGCTCGCCCGAGAAATCGTGGGGCCGTGGTCCACCACCGATCACCTCCTCACGCTGATCGCCGAGCTGGTGGACCGCAACACACGGGCCGTGATCGGGGTCGCCCCGCTTAAGCGGCGGCCGTCGATGCGACCGCTCCGCATCCCACGGCCCGACCGGCACAGCCGGCCCACCTCGTCGGGCACCGATTCGGGGCCGCCCACGGTGTCGTCGCCGGCGCAGATCCGGGCGTTCTTCGGTGGCCACGTTCACTACTCACCGAAGCGGCGGCCGAACGTGGGAACATGACCGGCAATGCCTGTCTCCGCCGGTACCGCGTTCGTTGATCTCCGCCCCCGGCTAAGCCCGGGGTTTCAGGCGGCGACCGCCGGGCTCGTCGCCCCAACCACCACGGCCGCGATGGTCGCTTCCGGGAAACGTCTGACGAAGGGGCTGACTGTCCCGATCTTGGCGGCCGGTGCCGGACTGGTCGCCCTCGGCAAAAACTTCGAAGAAGCCGAAGCCACCATCCGCGTCTCTACCGGTGCCACCGGCGAGGTCCTCGAAGACCTCGTCGACTCATTCAAGACCGTCGCCGTCGATCTCCCCGGCTCGTTCGACGATGCCGCTACCGCGATCGCCAATCTGAACTCCCGGACCGGTGCCACCGGCGAGGTCCTCGAAACGTTGGCCAGCAAGAGCCTGAAGCTGGCGAAGATCACCGGCGAAGACCTCGGCGAAATCATCGCCTCGACCACCCGTGTGTTCGGCGACTGGGACATCAGCATCGAGGATGGGGCTGACACACTCGATCTCCTGTTCCGGGTATTGCAGGCCACCGGCGTGCCGGTCACCGATCTCGCCCGGAAGCTCGTCCAGTTCGGTGCACCGCTGCGCCAGCTCGGCTTCGACTTCGACGTCGCCGCCGCACTGTTCGGCAAGTTCGAGAAGGAAGGCGTCAACGCCGAACTCGTCATGGGCTCACTGCGGATCGCGCTCGGCAAGATGGCCCGCGCCGGTGAACCGCTCGAAGAAACGTTCCGACGGACCGTTGCTGAGATCGCCGCGCTCGAAGATGCCAGTAAAGCCGCCGCTCTGGCGGGAGATCTGTTCGGCGCTAGGGCCGGCCCGGACATGGGGGCCGCGATCCGAGAAGGCCGGTTCGAGGTCGACGAGCTGGTCGCCAGCCTCGCCAACTCATCGGAAACGATCGACCAGGCGGAAGCAGACTCACGGACGTTGGGCAACCAGTTCGCTGTGCTGAGCCGCAAGCTGGGCATCAAGCTGCTCCCGCTCGCAGAAGCACTCACCGAAGTGCTCATTGATGCGCTGCCCGCTATCTCCGCGATCGTCGACATCATTGGTTTTGCTGTGGACATCTTCGGTGCTCTGCCGGGCCCGGTGCTGTCTGTGATCGTCGGCGTTGTCGGGCTCCTTGCCGTGCTGGGGCCTCTGTTGGTGATCGGTGCGAAGCTGATCCCGCTGATCAAGATTGTGGGCGTGGTGATCGGGTTCCTGGCGTCGCCGATCGGGCTCGCTATCGCCGCTGTGGCTCTGCTTGCTTTCATCATCGTGAAGAACTGGGACACGATCAAAGCGGCGACCGCGACGGTGTTCGGCGCGATCGGCAGTGTGATCTCGATCACGTTCGAGACGGTGAAGTCGGTGATTGGGGGTGCGCTCGATTTCCTGACCGGGCTGTGGCAGAACTGGATTGGGCCAGCCGTGTTGTTGGGCCATTTCGAAGCGATCGGCAGTTTCATCTCGGACACATGGGCGACCGTCAAGGAGGCGTTCCAGGCGGCATGGGAGTTCATCAAGGAGATCATGGGGAAGATCGCTGATGCGGTCACCGGGGCAATCGACCGCATGCTGGGGCCACTCGACGAGGTCGCCGGCGCGATCGGCGGGATCGTGTCAGGCGGTGCCAGCCTGTTGGGCAAGCTGCCCGGCCTGGCCCACGGCGGCACCGTCACCGCGGGCGGCCTGTTCCGAGTCGGCGAAGAAGGCGAAGAAACCCTGTTCCTGCCCACGGGTGCTGCGGTCGCCCCGCTCCCACTCGACCAGCTCGCCGCTGGGGGCGGTGACAGGATGGGTGACATCACCATCATCAACCCGACCCCCGAACCCGCATCCATCACCATCCCCCGCGCCTTACGACGCCAAGGGCTCCTCGCAGGACGCACCTGATGCCTACCGCGAACCGTGCCGAGTACCTCGAAGTCGACGGTGTGCCGTTGGCTACCGCGGCGTGGGAGGTCACGAACCTCGAGGTGCTCTACAGCGGGGCTGGGAGCCGTGGCGCTGATCGGGCTGTCCCCTACTTTGCGGGTGACGCGGTTGTGGCCCGCCGCCTGGGTGCCTCGGTGTCCCATCAGGTGGCGATGCTGGTGGTCGGTTCCCACGATTCCGACGGTGATCCGACCTCCGATGGCCGCCAAGGTGTCGTCGACAACCTCGACGAGCTGAAGCGGGACGTGTTCAGGCCCCGGCAGAACACTGAGACCGGTCTGGTGGTGGCCCGCCTCACACTGCCCGACGAGACGACCCGCATCGCCGATGTGCACGCTGTCAACTGGGAGCATGGCCCGCTGGGTCCCTCCGCTGTGCGTGGCGTGTTCGACCTGGTCATCCCTGCCGGTCTGTGGCGGTCCGAGACCGTGTCGTCGACCGAGTCGCCGTCGATCTCCGATGGTGTACCCACCAACGTGGTCGTGCCGAACAGTGGGACGGCCGATCAGATGGCGGTCACCATCACGATCGAGGGTGGTGCGACGTCGACCGTGCGCATGTCGAACCTCACCTGGGACTCGACGGGTGGCACGTTCCTGGATTTCAACGGTGACACCACCGACGACGTGGTGATCGACACGGCTGCGTTCACAGCGGTTCGTGATTCGGTGTCGGTGGTCGGTTTGGTCGACCATTCGGGGCATGAACGCTGGTTGCCGTTGGTGCCGGGGAACAACACGATCGAGGTCGCACCGACCGGTGCCGATGTGACAGTCACGTTCGACCACTACCCGCCGTTCTCGTGAAGGTACTGTGACCCCGTGACTTCTCTGACGGATGAATCCGCCAGTCCCCTCGGAGGTATCTAGATGGCAGGCCTTTACTCCGACGCTCCCGGCCCCCGCTTCGCATACGACCGCGACGGCAGCACCGCGACCGTCGTCAACTTCAGCTTGGGGAGCGTCGCGTACGAGTTGAGCGGTGCGGATCGAGTGGCTCTCAACGATGAGACGACCAGCGTCCTTCAAAACACCGGCGTCTCTAAGGACCACACGATAGCTCTTGCAGTCATCTTTCCAGAGCTGCGGGACATGCTTGGCTATTTCGTCGCCCAGTTCGACAGTGGCACGGGGGCGCTTGAGAAGTCGGTTGATACCACCAATGGGTTGGACGGGTCGTGGGTGGAGATCAGCTCGGCGTGGGTCGACAATGGTCCATTTGATAAGGAGGAAGCGCGGGACGCTTTTACGGCGATCACTGATGCTGGGGTGAAAGCGTTGCGGTTCGTCGGACTCCCGACTGGCTCCCAGCACAGATGGCAGGGTCTTCACCTATACGGCACGATCCCCGCCGCCCAGTCACCCGACCGGCTGCGGCTGTGGGACCCCAGCGCCGACGAGCCGCTCGACGACAACGCTACCGACGGCCCCTACTTCGACTGGGGCGACACACCCAGGAGCAGCTCGGCCGACAACACGTTCCGTGTGAAGAACAACAGCTCGACACTCACTGCAAACAGCGTCACCGTCGCCATCGAATCGTTGACCGCTGCACCCACCGACAGCCTCGAATCCCAACACACCTTCTCTACACCATCGAACCCGACGTTCACCGCCACCAAGGCGCTCGGCAACCTGTCACCCGGCGCCCTGTCCGAAGTGATCACTGTGCGCCGCAACCTCACCGCCACCGCCGACCTCGGCCTGTGGTGGGCCAGGATCACCGCTGAGGCTGCGTCATGGGCCTGACCCGACAGACAGTCTGATGGCGGTCGGAGCGAACTGGTACGGGCTGGGGTTCGTCGCGCTCGCCAACAAGGAGATCGACTGGACCGGCGACACGATCAAGATGGCGCTGCTCGACTCCGGTTACACGCCCGATCTCGACGCCGACGACTACTTCGACGACGTCTCGGCCGACGAGATCACGGGAACGGCCTACACGGCGGGCGGCGAAGCACTCACCGGCCGCACCGCCCCATACGCCGCCGGCACCAACATCTTCTCCCTCAAGTCTGCAGACGTGTCGTGGGCCACCGCCACGTTCACCGCCCGATACGCCGTCATCTACAACGCGTCGCCAGCGAGCGACGCGACCCGGCCGCTCATCCTGCTCATCGACTTCGACGCCGACAGCTCCCCCGTAGCAGAGAACTTCACGATCACCCAACCCGCCGACGGGTGGGGCACCGTCACCATCACCTAGGGAGGCCGCCCCACATGGCCATCACCATCGAGCCGCCCGAAGCCGAAGCCACCGCCCAAGCCGACCCGCCCACCATCACCGTGTCGCCCGACGCCCCCGCCTTCGGCTACCTCTACATCAACGTCGGCGTCGACATCTCCCACGACCAATCAACGGCCGAAACGCTCACCCTCAACACGGGTGTCGACATCGAACACGACCAGGCCGCCGCCGAAACCGTCACCGCCAACGTCGGTGTCGACGCCGAACACGACCAGGCCGCCACCGGCTACATCTACACCTTCCAAACCGGCGACGTCCCCACCCCACACATCTGGTACCTACGCCCCAACTTCGGCAGGGAAGGCTGGGAATACAAAGTGGTCGGCCACGGCTTCGGCGCCACCCAAGGCACCTACGCCGCCGCCCAAGTGCTCCTCAACACGCTCGGCTGCTCCATCATCTCGTGGGCCACCATTGCGGCCACCGACACCTACCCCACCCACCACATCGACGAGAACAACGACGACGTCACCGTCGAACACGAAGAGATCCGAGCCATCGTTCCCACCGGCGCCACCTCCGGTCTCGTCACCGTCGAACACGACGAACCAGCATGACCCTGCGCGTCTCCAACCCCAAACCGTTCACCGTTCTCGAACCGTCACCCGCGGTCCGTACCGGCATCGAAGTCCGCGTCTACGACGGCCAGGCCCCAGCCAACCTGTTGGCCGTCCTCGACCGCACCTGGGCACGCGAATGGATCGACGAACTCAACGGCGTCGGGCTCGGCCGTTTCTCGATCTCCGAACGACACGACAAGCTGATAGCGGACCCGACCCTGTTGGCTTACGGCAACCTGATCAGGTTCCGGCTCGACGGCATCGACCGATTCACCTTCGTCATCCAAACCAAGAAGACACGGCCAGCGCCACCCGACGAAGACCACGGCCGAACCATCGACATCTCAGGCCCCGGAGCACTAGCCCTCACCGAAGCCGCAGTCTTCTACCCCGACGGCGGGATCACAGGCGACGTCGACCGCGACTTCACCGGAGCCACCCCCGGCACCGTGCTGGCCACATTCATCGACGAAGCACAAACCCGAGGCGCCCTGGTTGGCATCACCTACGACTTCGACGCTACGGACGACTCCGAACTCGAACCGTGGCCCACCACCCTCGACCTGATCGAGAAGGCAGGTCGTGACGGGCTCGCCCTCATCAACAAACTCACCGAGCTCGCCATAGACGTCTCGATCTCCCCGACCCTCAACCTCTCCGCATATGTTGAACGCGGCGTCGACCGGTCCATCCAAACCCCCGACACCGGACCGGTCATCCTGCGACCCGCCCACAACATCCACCAGGCCGAAGTCGACGGCGAAGGCGCCATCCGCAACGTGCTGTTGGTCGAAACACCAGCCGGCTGGCAAGAACGCGAACGAGCCGGCTCAATCACCAGCCACGGACGCCGCGAAGCATTCCTCGCTTTGGGCTCAGCCAACTCGTTCCAACAGATCACCGACGCGACAACCGCCGCGTTCGACCGCGTAGCCGAGCCCGTCGAAGGAATCACGCTCACCGTCGCAGACATCGAAGGGCACCGCCCCTACGTCGACTTCGGTCCCGGCGACTGGATCTTGGCGCCCGACAGCGCAGGCACCCTCACCCGCTGGCGGGTCCGCGCTCTCACCGTGTCCGAAGATGCCGACGGTGCTCCGGTGTTCGTCCCATCGCTGAACCATGTGACCCTCGAGATGGAAGAGCGATGGTCGCGGTGGTTGAAGACGATGTCGCCGGGAACGCTGGGCGGCACAGAAGCACAGATCGCGTCGCCGACCGCGTCGACCGGCGACGCAGAAGCGGCCAGCGGCGCAGCGGTCGCCGCGCACGAAGCCGCGTTCGGGCACCCCGACGAGCTTGCCGACCTCGCCGACGTCGACACCGCCGGTGTGATCACCGGCGACGCGCTGACCTACGACGGGGCGGATTGGGTGGCCGCCGCACCGGTCGACACGTTGGACGATCTGTCCGACGTCGACACGTCCGGTGTGTCCGACGGAGAGGGTTTGCTGTTCGACGCCGGCACGGGCATCTGGCTACCCGGCGATGTTGGTGGCTCGTCGGGCGGTGGTCTGCTCGGGGTTCTGGAGGAGTCGACCGCTCAGATCTACACCACCGGCTCATCGTCGTTTGTGCCGGTCGACGACGTGTCGGGCGGCGGCGACCGCTTCGATCTGCCTATCGAAGTCCCGGCGTCGGGCAACATCTTGGTGATGCTCGCCACCGCAGCGAACACCGACAACAACTTAGAGCCGGTGCAGTGGGCGGTGCTCGACGCCGCCGACGATTCGGAGCTATCCGCCGGCGTGTTCGTGACGAACACATCAGCCAACTACCACGCGATCACACGGTTCGTTGTGGTGACCGGTCTTACGCCGGGCGCGTTGACGATCCGGTGGGGTCACCGCCTGGTCTCCGGATCAGGCGAGGCACAGTTACAGGTAGGCGGAGCGTTCGGTGTCGCGACGATGGCGGCGTTCCCAGCCTAAGGACCGGGCTCACGCCAGCATCGGTTACCATCGAGGCGTACGCAGCGTAGGTAGCATCCGTTCCGATGCCGTCCGCGATCCGCCACGAGATCAACACCCTCGACCATCCCGTCCCCACCGGCGAACGATGGCCACTACCGACCCGCCTCATCGACTCCGGCGGCGACGAACTCGACTTCGCGTCTGATGGCACCATCGGACTCACCCGCCCCACGGTTCTCGCCGCCACCGGGACGCGCACCACCGCTGGCACTACGACCGCCGTGGCAGCTCCCGGCGCCGGATTCGCTCTGCGGCTGCACCACCTCGCCGCCATCGCCGCCCCCGACGCCGCCAACTTCCCCGTACTCATCTTCCGAGGCTCAGGAGGCTCCGAAATCGAACGCGGCTTCGCTATCGGCATCACACCCCGCCTGTACCTCTTGGATCTTCCGGAGAACGAAGCACTGGAATTCGTTACCGACGCCGCCGCCCAAGTCGAGTTCACCGTCCACTACACGATCGAATCATCTACCTGATAGGAGCAAACCCGAGATGTACATCTTGATGGGTAATACCGCACCGGTGGAACGGACACGACGTCCGGTGGAAGCCGACGTTCGGGCTCAGGCCCGACGTCTGCTGAGGCCGCCGACCGGTCACGATCCCGACGAATGGTTCGACGATCAGACCGATGAGCAGTTGGCGGCACGAGTGTCGGAGGACCGGATACTGACAGGTCTGTCGACCGTCAACGGCCAGTCGATCACCGAGATCCGCGTTCCTGACGGTACTCCCCGACCGCAGATCGCGAAGCTGGTGCAGATGTCGTGGGCGGCAAACTCAACAGAGCCGCCGGCGTGGATCGTGGCCGACACCCCGAGACTCACAGCGTTCTTGGTCGAGGTGTTCACCACCTATGACGAGACCGGCTGGGAGGAGACCTATCGGCCCGACGACACGTGTCCCGACGACTGGATGGTCGACCCGGCGGGGAAGAAGCCGCCCCGAGTGTTGCCACCGACGATCGCCGGGTTGCTCACAGTTCTGTGGGGCGCTCTGGTTGTTGGAGCGGTGGCGTTGCAACTGCGTACGAACGCTGGACGCGACTTCCAATCTCGGGTGATGGGCGACGGGACGGAGGTCAACGCCGGGACAGGGAACATGCGTCCGGCCGACTTCCTGGCGATCACCGAGAATTCTGATGCTCCCGCAGCAGGTGATACGGCGTTGACGGGCGAGTTGAGCGGCGGTGGTTTGGAACGATCGCAGGCCACTTACAGCCATTCGGCGGCGTCGACCACCTACACCCTTGTGTTCGAGTGGACATCGAGCGACGGTACCCCGAGGGAGATCAACAAGAACGCCGTGTTCAACGCGTCGTCCACTGGCACGATGCCGTTCGAGTCGCTGGTCCCAAGCCCTCCCACGCTGGTGGCGGGCGACAAGCTGGAGAACACCATTACGGTCGACATCGCCTAATGGTGTCGGTCAGCCGGACCATTGTTCTTCAGGCCGTCGACGACGCCGAATATCAGCGGATTGTGGGCCAGTTGGAGAAGGACGCACCGGACCCGGCTGATACCAACAACCCCGACACCGATGTGGTTGTCGAGAAGGACGACCGCAACTTCCGGGTGACGCTCAGACCCCCATCGGAGGACTGGGAGGTCTATCCCGACGAGAAAGGGTGGGAACACCCCGACGCTCGGACTGAACGGCTCGCTGGAGGGTGACGTGGCGCGTACCGTCCCGGTGTTCTATTTCCGGTCCACGTCTTCGGGTGTGCGAGCGACGTGGGACACGCTGAGCGACATCCAAGGCGGGGCCACCAACTCGGCTACCACCGTGACGTGGCCCTTGGTTGCGACAAACCACACCCACTGGTTCAATCCCAGGGCCGATTATGGTGGCAGCAGCCCAAACGGTAGTTTGACTGCGGCCTTCACAGCCGCCACACAGTCGGGTCCTTTCGACCGTTGGTGGACCTTGGCTGGTCAGGTCAAAGATTTCTTCGGCGAAGGGATGGATGACGACGACGCCATCCAGATCGCATCAGGAACATGGACTTGGAAGCACACCATCCGTCGCCGCGGCAACCTTGGTGACAGCAACTTCAACGCCCGGTTCACGTCTGCGATCGCTAGGGCACGTCACACCGGCGGCAGCGTCGACGATGAAGCGAACTGGTCGATCGGTGAG